GAGCTGAGCGGCCCCTTCTTCATCAGCCACTACGAGACGTGTCCGGATGCGGACCAGTTCGGGAAGGGGCAGAAGTGAACGCGAGGGTTGACTTAGTGCTCTGGCTGATCGCCCTGGTGATGTTCCCTTCGTGCTGGTGGGCCTCGGGCCTCTCGTGGTGGGGCTTCGTCGCTATCATCTGGGCCCTCTCAGCTCATCAATGGAGGCAGGATGTCCGACTCGCCACCAAGCTGCCCAAGGTGTCACCGACTCATCACCTGGCTCGACAAGGCCGTGGACCGGCAGCACGCAGCCGAGGAGATGGCGCGGGAGATCCGGGAGCAGGCTCTCCAGGACCGCGCCAACCGCGCTGACCTCGAGCAGCGGATGCTCAACTGCCTCACGGGCGAGATCCTCGCCTGGATGTACGCCCACCACCTGGAGCACAAGCTGCGCGAGATCCACGACCAGTACGGGCTCCCACGCGACCCGGAGCTACTCGAGCTCGACTAGGTCATCCACACTGGACGCGGGAGATTGTGCCGGCACAGATCCCGGACCATCCAGTCCGGGATCTCCTCGCCACGTCGGACCAGGTTGCGACGCTGCCGCGCGATCGAGTCCGGATCGCAGGAGTCGAAGGCGTCGTCTCCGCCGAATCGGTGGACGCCCCGGAAGTAGAGCCACGCGACCCACCGCAGTCCCCAGGTCGTCTCGGCCTGGATGTTCAGCCGGAGCTCTGCGTCGGAGTCGTGCCGCCACTGGCTCGTCAGCGTGCCCGGAGGCCAGAGCCTCGTGCAGTAGCGCGCGTCATGGAGCCGGCAGGCCCGCCTGAAGTCCGCGAACGGCCCGAGGTCGTCGGGCGAGTTACTGCACCCGTCGTCCCGGAATCGCGCGGGTAGATCCTTCAGGCAGAGCGTCAGGTGCGGACGGCGCGCAGGCCCTCTCAGCTCGAGATTGATGCGACACATGATCGCCTCCTAGGGATACGTCCAGACCCTCCGCTCTCCGGGGACGATGTCGAGGTGGACGATCCTCTTCGACGGCGGCCCGTGCTGCCGCAGTCCGATCCCCTTCCACGTTGGATCAGGGAAGACCAACTCGAGGAGCATGACCGACGCGGGACCGTAGATGTTGATGTCGCAGGCTCCAACCGTGTGAGGCCCGAACCGGAACTCGTCCTCGAAGTCAGGATGCTCCTGGCGGTGGACGTTGGCGTCGTGACGTGGACAGCGAGAGCCGCTGATGACGCGCATCGGAGCGCCCAACCGAACACGGAGGTACTCGAGGGCATTCATGAACTCGCCGCTTGGGCACTCAGCACAGCCACACTGGCAGTCCATCTCGTCGTGGGTGAAGTGCGGGTAAAAGTCGCTGTTGAAGTGATTCATGTCTTCAGGTCGTGCCTTTCCCAGCCGTTGAGGCGAGTCTCCAAGCCCTTTACCCGCTCCCGCATATCAGTACAAGGAAGTAGCTTGATCTGCTGGCTTGTCTCTGCACCGACCCTGTCGATCCGGGCGTGGATTTTGTCGTGGCCTGCATTGTTCTCGTTGCGTAGTGCTGTGACCTGGCTATTCGCCGCCCGAGCCGCTGACTCTGCGTTCTTCACGGCTGCCGCCAGGGCCGCATAGTCCAGTCCCTCCCTCTTGCCCTCCTCGTGTTCTTCTTGCTTCAAGGTCCGCAGGATGAGCCCCCCGCCCACGAGTACCGACAGCAGCGTCGCGACGCTAGCAAGGAGTTGAAGATGGTCAGGCGTCATTAGACTTCCCTTACGACAAGGTCCCATGTGCGCTCGTACATCGGACCCAGGTTCCGGTCACTGTCCATGCACCACACAAGAACCGCGATCGGATAGGATTCATCAGCAACACCGCCGCTCAACTGCCAGAAGACCGATCGGCCATCAGTCGTCGGCTGGCCGTGCGAGGACAGGTCGGCGTCGAGTGTCGGCTGGGGGATGTAGACAATCTCCTCTCCAGGCTTCATGAGATCGTCGAAGGAGAAGCGGAACTCCCGCTTGTCGTTCGGAGCTTTGAATAGGGCTTCCACTAGAGCGTCCGCACCCGGAGGGGCCAGACCCGCTCCAGCACGTTGTTGTCCGGGCTGCCGGTGTCTGTCGTGACCTTGACCGTGATGGTATAGGTCGTGTCAGCCGTACCCCCGCTGATCTGGGCGAGCACCTTCTTGCCCGCCGAGTCGTGGTCGGGAGTCCCGTGGACCGTGCAGCCCGAGGGCGCGATGGTGTAGGTGTTGACCGTGGTGATCATCTCGGCCGCAGCCAACTCGTTCGTGAAGTCGTGCGAGAGCATCACCTTGTCGTTCGGACCTTTGACGAATGCCTCAGCCAATGTCTGGCTCCTCCACCGGCCGGGGCCGTGGGGGCACGTCCACGACCAGGTTCTCGATGTCGTTCGCGAGCGCGTTCCGGATGACCTCCACGTCCAGGACGGAGACATCGCCGTCGAGCTTCGCCAGCGTGCGGGGATCCACCTGCGTCGGCCGGACGGCGTCGAAGTAGTCCTCCATCCGACCCTTCCAGCCGTCCATGTTGAGCAACTGATCGACCAGGTCGGTGCCCATGAAGGAGTTGAGGAACACGCGCTCGAGGGGGAAGAGGCAGATCCCCTCCGTGTTGTCCACGGCCGCCTCGCAGATGTTCCCGAAGGGCTCCGGGTGGACCTCGACCAGGCAGGGAGCCGGGATCGTGAAGTCGCGAGGATCGAAGCCCACCACGAGGCAGCGGTCGATCCACCGCTGCGGAGGCTCAATCCCCCGTGGCGTGTAGTAGCGCAGCGCGCCCTTCGACAGGAAGAAGGTATACGAGTCCGGCGCGATGAACTCGTTACGGACGGAGTCTCCCCGGTTCTCCCAGGCGTTGTAGACGATCAGGTTGTGTGGGGTCCTGACCATGCGGATGTAGTGAGCCATCAGAAGATCCTCAGCGGGAACTTCTCCGCGAGCCGTTCCTTCTCGGCTGCGGCTCGCAGGGCTTCCCACTTTCGATATGCGGCCCGGGCGAGCAGGCCGAAGTCAGCGCGACCATTCTCATCGAAGGGGACGCGGAGCTCCAGGTCACGCTCGACGACACGCTCGTCCAGGAAGATGTCCACCAGGACGCGGACGTCGGAGAGTCTCTCCACGATAACGACGCGCATCATGGGGTGAACTCCGCGAAGTTGTTGACGGCCCCGCGACGATCGGCGCCGACCCCATCGTAGTAGAGGCCCTTGCCCGAGTAGGTTCCCCAGATCGAGTACCCGGCAGCGCCTCCGGCCGCACCTCCACTACCGCCCTGCTGGCCCGGCTCGGCGATGTCTCCTCCGTCCCCTCCAGTCGCGCCTCCGGCTGCACCCCCACCACCGCCGCCGCCAGCGAACAGCTCAGCGTAGTTGAGCACGCGGACGTAGCCGGACCCGTTGTAGCCGCTGTTCACTGCGTGGCCGCCTGTCTGGCCCACAGTCGCAGCACAGGTCGTATTGCCGTTCTGGCCCGGCCCGCCGCCGGACCCTCCGAGAGTCTCGGTCCCGTCGTCCCCCCAGGCCGTCTGATCGTTCGGATCATCGCAGGAGACGCCTCCGTCTCCGCCTCCATCTCCCCAGACAGACTCGAAGCCAGCTCCTCCCCCTCCGCCACCACCACGCGGCGAACCCTTACCGGCGCAGAGGCCCTTACCTCCGTCACCGCCTCCGGCCTTCAGTTCTCCGTAGTTGACGACGGTAATAGATGGCAGGGAATTGAACGTCGTGGCCTGGAAGAAGACGGCCGGGCTGCGGATGTTCTTCGTGCAACCGACGGCAAAGTCGGCTGGCACGGTGAGTCGCCAGTTCTGGATCGTGCTGCCCCATCCGACTCCGTTGATCGTCTGGTTGTGCGCCCACCAGAGATTGAAGACCTTGTTCCCGTCGTGTCGCACCAGGGTTGGGACCCAGAGGGCGTTCCACTGATAGCCCGGATGGAGGCGCCGCCGGATGCCCGTCCAGGCCAGGCCGCACTCCTGGTCGAAGTCTCCCGCACCCGCAGGCCACTCCAGCGCCGCGTCCCCGGCAACCTGCTCGAGCTCCGCGCGATCGGCCGCGACCTCGAAGACACCCCGGCCTGCCGCCGACTCGATGAGGAGAGGCTGAGCCAGGCCCTCGAGATCCGCGAAGTCGGCCAACTGCTCGCCCGCCTCATGGTCGGCCGGCGACTCGTAGCGCCCCCGACCGGCGACCTGGTCGAACGCGCCTGCGTCGGCCGGGCTCTCGAATACGCCAGCGCCGGCCAGTGCCTCGTAGACCTCGAAGTTCACTACGCCCTCGGCTTGTAGCTGTGAGGATCCAGCACTCGTGGCTGGGCCGGGTCCTGTCCCTTGAAAAGTTGCTCCCAGGTCGCCGTCACGATGGCCTCGAGCGGGAGGCTCCGCTGGATCTTTGATGCGGGCCCGGTCGCGACCTCGGTCGCCAGTTCCCAGCACGGCCTCCAGGCCCCGGGATCATCCTCACTGAAGCCACGCCCGAGCCAGGTGGGCGCGCCGAGAATCCCATCGACGAGCTCGACGGGATACAGGTCCAGCAGCCACTCGCGGTCCAGCGGGAAGATTGACAGGATCTCGACCTCCTCCAGGGCGATCGTCTTCGGCGCCGTGTCCTCTGGGCACTCCTGCCACAGCATCGGCGCCTTCAGGTCGTAGTAGGCGCGGTCATCGAGGGTCTGCGGATCGCCGTCCGTCTGGCCGACGGTGAAGAGATTTCCGACGTAACCCGGAGGGTAGAAGCTCCTCATCGTGCCCTTCATCAGGAAGTAGGGATAGCGGCGATTGTGGCGCGGTCGTCCCCACGCGATGATGTCCCCGGCCTCGGTCCACCGCTGGAACAGCAGGATGGCGAACTCGGTCTTGATCATGCGGATCTGGTGGCTCATGTGATCTCCTTCAGGACGCAGCGCCGGCCCGCGCGCATCTCCATCCGACCAAGGACGACAAGCTGGTTGTAGAGGTAGCGGCCCAACTCCTCCTCGAACTCGGCCAGCGGACGTACCGCGAACGCCTGAACCTCGCAGATCGGCCTTCCGTCGCAGTAGAACTGCACCTTGACGCGGTCGCTTCTGGTGAATCCGAGTAGCTTGTACTGGAACATCAGTTGATCTCTGACCCCTGGATGTCGAAGGTCCCGACCTTGGTCACATTCGAGACGCCGTCGATGGCCGCGCCGGCCGCTCCTCCAGTCGATGTCGCATTGGCCCCAGCCTGGCCCGGATCGCCTCCGTCTCCGCCCTGGCTTACGTCGAGGTAGCGTCCTCCGCCTCCACCGCCGCCGCCCCAGATCTCCGCGACCCCGCCCTGCGTGATCGTGATGGCCCGATCGACCTTGAGGGCCACCCCTCCAGCATCCCCCGACGTCAGGTACGTCAGTCCGGCTCCGCCGACCTGGAAGATCCCGCCTGCGCCGCCAGCGGATGCCGTCCCATCCTGGCCGGACTCGTCACCCGTGCCGCCGACACCGGGGACCGTGCCTGCCCCGCCGCCTCCGCCCGCGTAGACGACGAAATTGGACTTGTCGATATAGGTGCCGGCGTTGCCTCCCTTGCCTCCGGCTCCCTGGACGCGCCCGTAGAAGATCAGATTGATGATCGTCCCCAGCTCGAAGTTGTCCGGGAAGTGGAGCGCAGGCTGGTCCTTGGAATCGGATCCGATGACCACCCCGGGGCTGATGACATAGGTCAGCGTCGCGGCCTTCTCCGGAGATCCCGCAGCGACGTAGGCATCGACATTGTTGCCGACGAGGTAGATCGTGTCCGGGGCGGGCACTGAGCCCTTCTGTCCGAAGCCGACTCGCTGGTTGACAATGAGCATCTTATGCGTCCGTAGAAGCGTCCAGTGTCGCGAAGACGCGGACGTCCGTGAGGATGAAGTCCACGTCCAGGTTGTCCGAGGCGTCCGTTGGATCGCGCTCAATCTCGAGCTCGATCTGGCAGTTGTCCGACGGCGTCCCCCCGGGAGTAAGGGCCGTCCCCAGTTCCCCCGTCTCGTACCGCGTCTCGATACTCGTGAGCGTGAGATTGCTGAAGTCCTGCGCCGTACCGAACGCCTGGTCGAAGCTGTCTCCGGCCCCAACACACCGAGCTCGAGCGCGGAGCTTGACGACGGTGCCCGTGCCGGAGCGCCGGCAGCCACCGAGAAGGAGCTGGAGGGTTCCGCCATCCCAGCTCTTGGGCGCCGGAATCGAGATCTGCGCGTAGGTCTTGTCCGTCCCGCCGCTCAGGGTTCCGCCGCTGAGCGAGATCTCCGTGCTCGCGTTCGTGGCAAGGGTGAAGGAGTTACCCCCGGTCCCGGGCGTGTCATGAGCCACGGTGACGATCGCGGCATTCGCGGTATAGGTGCAGTCGCCTGTAGTGCCCAGTGCCGAGGCATTGAGGCGGCTCGCAATCTCCGTCGCCTGCGCGTTGTTCGACCCCATGATCTGGATGTCGCCATCCGAGGTGTAGGTCGTTCGGAACGTGTAGACCGTCCCGTTGATCGTCAGGGTATCGACGCCGTTCGCCAGCGTAGAGTAGTCATCCACCTGGATCGCGCCGGTCGCAGCGACCGAGTCAGGAAAGGCCAGGCCCTTGATGTCGGGCCTGCCTGCGGTCGTCTCCCAGGTGTCATGAGGATCGCAACCATACGTCTCCCTGGGGCTCAGTGCCGCCGCAGGAAAGCCGATGGTGTGGCGTCCGACGGTGAGCGGTTGCGCCGCTGTGAATGCCGACTTGCGGATGGACTCGAGCAGGTAGAGGTAGACCGCCGTCGGGGTCGTGGGCACGACTCCCGAGTCAAGGGTCACGGTGATGTCGTTGTTCGGATTGCTGTAGGCCGCGCTCGAGACGTAGCCGTAGACATCGCCGCCGCCACTGCTGATCTTGATGCGCCGGTTCGTGGTGAAGTAGCCCGTGTCATCGACGGCTGGGCTGCCGACGATCCGGACGACCGTGTCGCTGACCTTCGACAGCGTGAAGGTGCGTCCGTCGTGCTGGGGAGTCAGCCAGAGGTTGACCCACTCCGCGTCTCGCATCCAACGCGCCACGGCCGCCATGATCTCGCGGCAGGCGTTGTTCACTGAGGGCTTGGTCTGGCCCTCCGGGAAGCCGTCCGGACTCGCAACCTGGTTGCTGTCTGCGACGATGTCCCACTTGCCGATGTCCGACATATCACTCCCCCCGGAGCTGGCCCTGGATGTCCTGGACCGTCTCCTTCATGAATCGGTTGCGCTCCAGCCGCAGCTCCTCGATCCGCCTCTCGCGCTCCTCCCCGGGCAGGGTCCGGTCCATCTTCAGCCGGTTCATCTCATCGTTGAGCGACGAGACGTAGCGGGCGGCGCGGTCCATCTCACGCTTGAAGAGGATGCGCGGATCCGCGAGCAGCTCGTCGGCGCGGTCGTAGTCGCCCTCCTCCTCGAGCTGCCGGTAACTGTTCCAGACCTGATCGACGTCGTTGAGGATGTCGTAGAAGTCCTTGACATAGCGGCTGTACTTCCCGGGCCGCTCGTAGAAGCGGCTGACGAGGGGCAGCTCGTCGGTCCTCATCGAGCGCGGCTCGAATCCCAGCGACTTGTCCAGCGCGTGCAGGCCCCAGCCGGCGAAGTTGCCGAACACCGAGCGAAGCAGAGCCTCCATGCGGACGGGCGAGGTGTTGAGCTTCTTGCCGAGCTCCCGCAGCGTTGCCGGCGTGGTGGCCCGGTAGCGCGTCCCCGGCATCCGGCCCTCCATCCCCTTCGTCTCGATCGGCTGGCCCGTGAACCAGACCTGGTTCGCCCCCTGCTCGTAGAGCTGGGAGATCCCGACCGGCAGGCCGAGGTGAAAGTTGTTCGCCACGATGCCGAGCAGATCCGCGCCGTACTCCGACCAGGTCGGGTTATCCGGCCGTACGAGCTGCTCCGCGAGCGTGCCGACCATTCCGGGCTCCCAAATCTTCGGCTGCTTGAAGTGGTCGTACTGCATCTTGCCCGTCTTGGCGTCCACACCCCTCGGGATGAAGTAGTGCCAGTACGCCCACTTGTCCCAATCCGGGAGGTCGCGGTACTCCTCGATGCCCCAGTTCACCGCCGCGAGTGCCATGCTGTAGAGAGCCACCGTTCCCAGCCGGACGCCAGCGAGAGCGCGGTACTTCCGCGTCCCGTCCTTCACCCCGAGCATCCCACCGGGAACGGAACGTGTGATCTTGTCTGCGCCCTGCACGGCCGCGTTGAAGAACGGGATCGTCTCGGCCAGAAGCCGGTAGGTCGCGGCGCCACCCTTCACAGAGAAGTCGGTAGACACCTCCGCCGCCAGGAACGCAGAGTGACCCTTCGAGGCGCCCTTCTTCCGCGCCCTCATGTACTCGCCGAAGCGAGGCGCGTTCTCGATCGCGCGGCCCAGCGACTCCATCGCGTACCAGACGTCGCGCGCGCCGTAAAGCAGGAAGCGAGGATTGAATCCCTTTTTCTGCGCGTAGCGCGTCAGGAGGCGACGCCGAAAGGCGGGATCTCTCCTGATCGTGGCGCCGCCTCCCCCCTGCTGGAGGTACTCCCTCCACTCCGGACTGTTCCTCATCTGGTGCAGGTACGCGCGGATCGTCGCAGTGAACGCCTGCTTGCCGGTCCTGGTCGTGATCGAGGCCATCACCGGATCGCGTGTCGCGTTGGCGGCCATGAAGCCAGGAGTCATCACGCGGAAGTCCTGGATCCACTTCCGGGCCTCGTTGGCCCAGGCCAGGATCGGCTCCGGCCTCCGCATCGCGGCGACTGACTTGGTGAGAATCGGATCGAAGAGCTGGTAATACTGCGGCGCGCCCTTCTCCAGGTAGGTCATGATGTTGTCGCCGTAGGGCTTCTTCTTCCCCATCCAGAGGGTCACAGCGTCGGCCATGCCCTTGATCTTCAGCACTTCCTCCGGGAACGGGATGCCGAGGATGTCGAGCTCCCGCTTCAGCGCCGTCGTCACCTGCTCGATCGCGATACGCTGTGTGTGCGCGGACTCGGGGATCTTCGCTCCGAAGGCGCCGCCGCCCTCCTTGAGAAGCTGCCTCGCAACGTGGCGCCGGGCGTCGTTCTCCAGGGCGAGCTGGATCAGCCGAGAGGGACCGTCGAGGATGTTCATGAGTGGGTCGCGGACGTTGCGCGAGCTGCCTCGAATCGTGTGAATCCCGGAGCCGGTAGACCAGGGATCGGCTCGCCCGCCGATCCCTCGGCGGTCCCGCTCGATCTCCCGGAATAGGCCGAAGGCGCGATCGGTGAATAGCCAGTTCTGGCGCTGCTGCTCCGAGAACAGCCCGGAGGCTTGTGCGAAGTCGGCGACGTGATCGTTGAACTCCTTGAGCTTGTCGAACACCTGGCGGAACTCCGGCGTCTCCATCTCCATCCCGCGCTTGATCTCGGCATCGCTAAAGAGGTTCTCCCGCCGAGTCCCTCCGTAGCCCGGGCCCTCTCCCTTTGCGAGGGGATCCTTGACCGTCGGCGCGTTCTCGAAGAGGTGCCAGAACATCTTGTTAAGCTCCTCGAGTCGCTTCTCCAGGCGCGTCACCTGACCCTTCCAGGTCCGGATGTCCTCCGGTTCGGTGGACGTCTCGGCCTTCATTCGGGCCTCCTCGAGCTTGCTCTCGGTCGCCTCGATCTTGGCCGTCAGCGTGTTCAGCCGATCCTGCACTTCGGGGACGATATTTCCGATCTTCGCGACGCGGCCCGTCTTGGTCACAACCTGCTGCCTGAGCTGGGTCGCCATGCGGGCGAGGGAGTAGGCCCAGAACTGCCGTTCCTTGCGCCGTGAACGGTAGACGGGGGAGAGGATTTCCATGAGCCCGTCGCCCTCGAATCCAATGTCGGCTCCGCCACGCCGCCAGACCGGGTAGCCGTCGTACAGCATCCGGTGAGCGATGGCGGGGACTCGCCTGAGTCGGCGCATTCGCTCGTAGGCCCGCATCGGCAGCACGCGACCGTCCACCAGCTCGTCGAGCATCCGAACACCGTGGAGGTCGTCGATGTACGCCTGGCGCTTGAAGTCGAACTTGCGGTCGGCTGCGGCTGCGAGGTCTACATTCTCGGGACCGATCTTCCCTTGGATCGAGTGCTCTGCCGGCTGTTGGAAGTAGCGGTTGATCTCGTCGCGCGCCCGGTACATCGCGTCCCGCTGGTTCTTGGGAAGAGTGCCGAGCGCCTTCTCGAATGCCTCGACGAAGGTGGGCGCCCTGGACTCGAGCGCCGAGGTCTGGGTCAGCCAGCCGCGCACCGCCTCAGCCCAGCCCTCGTCCACGCTCGTCCGGTCGTAACTCACACTGCGGAGTTCATCCGCGATCTTCTCCTGAGCTCGCGCGATGGCCTCGTTCTTCGATGCGTCGCCCAGGATGTGGTCCTTCGACAGCTCCCTCGTGAACGCCCTGAAGACCTTGTAGCGGTCGGCCAGGGCGTGGCCGATCTCGTGGGCGGCGACCTGGAGGTCGCCCCATCGGCGGATCGCCAGAGTCCCGGAGCCGGGGTGGCCCTTCGGGACATAGAACCCGGCGACGCTCTGGGTGAAGCGGTGGCCGTGAAGGCGGAGCCGGCCCTGCTGAATCGGGAGCTTGAGCTCGCGTACCAGGCGGTTCAGAACCTCGCCGCGCCGTAGGAGCTTGCGAGGAATCCGGGCATCCGCCGGCTGGCTTACCGTGTCGGTGAAGGGGATCCAGTTCTCGCCCGCCTCGACTTCCTCCGCACCTACCGTCTCCTGGCGGGGCTTCTCATCCGAGAGGCGGATCTCCTTCGACCGAGTACCCCGGAACTCCTTGATGCCGAACTCCTTGCGGGCGTCCGGCGAGAACGCGGCCTTCCACGCGCTTTCTGGGGTCGGTGGGGGGCCGAGTAGCGTGCCCTGCTGGTTCGCGGAGTCCTCGACGCCCCGGCCGTAGCGAGCGAATGCTCGCTTCACCTGGAGTTGCGTGCCCTGGAAGGTCCGCATCAGATCCGCGACGTCGGGAGGGATCCGGCCCTCGAGCATCGAAGTCTGGGTCAGCGCCTCTTGCATCGTGAGGTTGTTCGCTGCCCGGTGGCCCTCCTGGCGCACGGCCTCCTCGACCCTGGCGCGGAAGCCGAGTTCCGGCGCCGTGCTCTCGACCCGGAGGATCGTGGGAACCGCCCGGATGAGGCGCTGCTTCAGCCCGTTCGACATCGCGTTGAGCGTGTCCGAGTTCCGGATCACGCGGCCGACCAGGGCGTTCTCCGCCATCCGGAGCCCGTCCTCGCTGAGCGTGCCGTGCTGCGTGACGTACTTGTTCCGGTTCTCCCGGGTGATGATCTTGTCGCGCTCGAGCGACTTGACGATCCCCCGGTTGTTGGAGAGCAGGGCCCGGAGCGTCTGGTCATCGCCGAGCTTGTCCAGCATGGCGCTGAAGTCGTTGAGGGTGGCCTCGGAGATGCTGCGGCCGTGGGAGACGCCGCGATCTCCTGCGCTGACCTCCTGGGTCAGGCCCTCGTTCAGACGGCGGGCCAGGACCCCCTGCTCGTTGAGGCTGTTCGGCCGCTCGACGACGCGGACGATGACGGGGCGCGCCATCTCGAGCGCCTGGTTGTAGTCCAGGCCGAATCGTTCCACTCGCGCCAGTGTCTCCGCGCGCAGCTCGCCCGGCGACATCCGGGAGAGGCCGTTGTAGACCCGGCTGATGATCATGGCCCGGCCGTTCCCGCCGTAGACGATGCCGGCCTGATCCACGATCGGCGGCCCGGTGAGCGCGTTCGGGGCGTCGTTGTAGATCTCGTCCGGCTTGAAGGCGTCGGCGTTGCGGATGACCTTGTCCTGCTCGCTGCGGTCCCGGTGATAGGCCCGCTCGTTCATCCCGGGCGGGTAGCCCTCAGTCGGGCTGAAGGTGGCGCCGCTGTGAGAGGTGCGGAGATCCCCCAGCTCCATCAGCGCGTACTGGCCCCGGAGCGAGTCCCCGTCCGGGAGCCCGATCTCAGTCTCGCGGCCGTAGACCTTGCCGACGTCCACCTCGGGCAGCTCGAGCTCCGACTCAGCCCTCATCTCGTCGGACTCAGCGCGGCCAGTGCCTCCCGTGGGCGGCCTCAGAACGCCGTTCTCTTCGACCCATCCCTCCGGTCTTGACACCAGCTCGTAGCGGCCAGAGGCGACGGCTCGCGCGGCCGCATCAGTCCCGGACTCGCGGTGAGTCTCCTTCAGGTCGAAGACGCGCTCGTAGTGGCTTCTCGGCATCGCGAGGTCGTTGACCGCGTCGTAGACGAACCCGTCCTTCTCGGCCCAGGCGTGGAGAATCTCGCGCTGCGGGTAGCCCCCGACCAGGACGCCCTCGACGTAGTCCCCTCGGAACTTGGCCGCGAGGTCCGTGGCGCACTTCTGGCACTTCTTGTCCATGCCCCAGACGGGATCCCGAGTCTCCGCGATGTAGTCGCGCATGGCGTCGCGCAGTGGGGCGTCGGCCCCGACCGCGATGGGGTCGCCGGGCTGACGTGCTCTCGTCTCGCGCTCTGTGAGCCGCCCCTCCAGGTACTCCTGCTCGATCCGATCCGCGAAGCTCTCAGCCTCCTTCTGGGTCATGCCGAGCTGCCGCCCGAAGGCGATCGCGTCGGCCCGGTCCCAATCGGGCGGCAGGCCCTCGCGGGCCGTGGCTTCGCCAGGGCGCTCAGGAGACGAGATCTCGCCGCCCGGGGGTTCGGCCTCGGGGCGCTCGATCGGAGCCTCGGGACGCTCAGGGGTGGCAGGCTCCTCGGGTGTTCTGGGCCTGGGTGGCGGCCACTCGGGCGGCTCCGGGATCGGTGGCTCCTCCGCAGGCTCTTCCGGAAGCTGCCGGCCCGCGCGCTCCTCGAGAGGCGGACGCTCCACGATCTCGGGCTTCGGCCGAGCCCGGTAGGGCTTCCCGAGCGCCCCGAACATCGCCATCTCGCCCGTCTCGATGAGGCGCGGGACTCCCTCCTGGCTGCTCATCCCGTAGGTGGCACCCCCCAGCGCCCCCGCGCGGACCATCCGAGGCTGTGAGCGCAGGAAGCGGAATAGGGCTCCGATGATGGCTCCTTTCCCCGCCTCCTCGGCAATCGTCCAGGAGTCCTGGTCGGCGACTCCCAGAGCCGAGAGCATCGCGAATCCCACGATCGGACCCGCCGCGTGCGCGGCGACAATGGCCTGGCCCACCCCCAGCGGGATCCCGGCGACCGCCTCCGCGATCATTCCAGGCACCCCCTGTCCATCCGGGCGCTTCCCTTCGGCGAGCCGCAGCATCTCCTGGGCGCGCTCGCGGTACTTCTCCTCCAGGTCGCCGAATGCCCCACCGTAGAAGATGGGGTTGTCCTGCGTCCCCGTGAGGCTCGCGGCGCTCTGGGCTAGGTAGTCGAGGATCATGAAGGCGTTGGCCGCGTTCCACTCCGCGCCCGCGATGCTCCCGTAACCGCCGGCACCGAGGGAGTCCCAGACCTCCATGAGCTTCCCCATCCCCTGGAGTTCCGGGGCCCCCTCGGGCTTCTGGCGGCCTCTCACCTTCTCCGCCCGGGCCTCGAGTTGGGCGCGGGGGCCGTAGTATCGATCGAAGAAGCGGCGGTTCCGATCGCGAAGGGGAACCTGGCGCCCCTCCTGGTCGGTGTAGTAACGCTGGTACTCGCGCTGCTGCGTCTCGACGTCGCCCTCCAGGACCGCCTTCGTGAACTTCGGGAACTCGGCCGAGAACGTGGGACCGAGATTGAAGGCGAAGTCGATGAGCTTCTCCTGGTCCTGCCTCGGCAGCTTGGCCCATCGCTCCTCACCGACAGCCCACTTCGCGTCGGACGCTGCGATGGCCGCGTCGCTCCGGAGCATCCTGTCGGCCTCTTCGCCGGAGATCTCCGTCGGCGTCATGGGGCCGACCTGGTGTCCGTAGCCGATCTGCCGCTCGCCCTGAGCCGGACCCGGGCCAGCCTTGAAGGGCCCCCGGTTGCTCCCGGCCTCGACCGTGCGGAGGTACTCGTAGAAGTCCTCCGAGAGTCCGCCCTCCTGGTCGATGTCGGGCAGGGGGCGGGCCCGCGCAATCGCAGCGAGGCCGATGTCTCCCGGGCGGGCAGTAGCAACCGACGTCGAGCCCCCGGGCTGGGCAGCCTCCGGCTGGGCGCGCGGACCCGCCGAACGCATCTGGGACATCAGCCGCGTCGCGGACTCGTTACCGGCACGCGGGTCGTAGTCGTCGATCGGCTGGCCGAGAGCGCGGCGTGCGCCCTCCGGGAGCCTCACGTCAATGAAGGCGTCGAGCTCGAAATCGGAGACGTCCTGGAACGCGGGATCCCTGTCGCGCAGGAATTGCCGGCGCTCCGCGTCGGGAAGCGCAGCGAAGTCCTCGTCCCGGATGATGCCTGCGATGTCGGTCACGTTGCCCTCTCATCAGCGCATACGCGGGTACTTCTCCTCGAGACGTCGGCGCGCGTCGGACACCTCGGGAGGGTCGCCGAAGCCCCACGCATCCCAGAGCTCCTGGACTCGCTCCGACCAACTGGGCCCCTCGGGCGCGACTTCCTTCGCAGGGGCCTCTCGCCCGGGCGCCTTATCGGCCTGGCCGTACAGTCGGGCGAGTCGCGCCCGGTACTGATCCATCGTCTCCCCAGGGATCATCTTCATCGCGTTCGCTGCGCGCTGCGACGCGACGGGATCGACGACCGAGTGTGCGCGCCGCCGCTCCTCATCACTGAGCCCTTCGTACCAGTCAGAGTCCGCCTGGCGCGTGCCGGCGGTCGCGCTCTGTGTCGGCGTCATCACGCCGGTCCCGAGAGTGAGCTGCTGGCCCCCGCGTCGCGCAGCCATGTACCGCTCGCGCTGGGCCTCCGAGATGTCGGTGCGCTTCAGCTGCTCGTCCAGGTAGCGGTTGAAGGAGCGTCGGTCGCGGCCCGCCTCGACGGCCCGGGTGGCCTGGAAGATGTTGCCGCCCTGCGACGTAGTCCCCAGGAAGTCGATCGCCCCCTGCGTGATCGGGCTACCCCAGATGCGCGAGAGGATGTTCCCCCGTTCCTTCGGCGCCGCCGCAGCTTCCCGGGCCCGAACAACATCGAGCGTCTCGCCACTGAGCGTCGGGCCCTGGAGCGCCCCCTGGCCGGGCTCGATCACTTCGGGCTCCGGCATCTTGTAGGCCGCGTCCGTCCTCCTCGACCGGATCGGCGCGTTCGGATTGAAGTCCGGTGTGCGTGCGTAATCAGGCACTCGGAGCGGATCGGGACCGATCACGTTCGTCCCGCGTCGCAGTGCCTCCATCCTCTGGTCGCCGGGCATGATGCCGCGCACCAGCCCGCCCATGCCGCCGCGCTCCAGGAGGGCCTGCTGAATGAGCGGACTCTGCGTCGCGAACCGAGAGCCCTGACCCTGCTGGCCCATGCGCGAAGCCAGGAGTCTCTTGAGCAGCTCCCCCTGACCTCCGCCTCCGGCCGCACTCCGGCCTCCGGGCATAGAACTGACCGTGGCCTCGCCCTTGCCGCCCTCCTGCTCGAAAGCGGCCTGGACGCCCTGCCTGCCCATCTCGGCAGCACCCGCCATGAGTGCGGCCTTTCCGAGCGCGATCAGGAATGCAGGAATCGGCATCACTCACCCCCCATCTCATCCAAAGCCCAGCATACTCGCCAGGCCCCGACCCCAATCGATGCTCCGAGGTCCGGTCTTGCCACTCAGGCTGGTCGTGCCGCCGCCCGCCACCGGACCACCGATCGCCTCCTGGAAGAGTCCGAGTCGCTCCCACGGCTCTCCCTGCTGGAAGTTCCACCGCTCGACCAAGTCGTTCAGGAGATCCTGGAGATACACGTCTTCCTGCTGCCCCGCTGCCGCGAGCCGATCGATGTCGTAGTAGTCCTCCCGGGCGAACTGTGGAGCCATGCCCATCGCCCGCTCCTGCGCGCCTCGCTCCGAGAGGTAATTGCGATAGTAGATGTCCGTTGCCGCGTCAGTCAGTGAGCCGGCGAGCTCGCCCTGACTGCGCGTGAGTGCGCCCTGGTAGGCCCCCGAACGCCGCGCCCCGGCTCCCGCGAATCGGCTCTCCAGGTCGTTGAGCACGGTACGGTTGTAGTGCTCTCCGATCTGTCCCGCGACCCGCCCGAACTCCCGATCGAGGATCGGGTTCCCTTCCAGGAACTCACCGCGCATCGTCGCCATGTTGAGCTGCTGCGCCTCGCGGAGTTGGTCGCTGCCCATCCCCGCGCGGTACTCCGTGCGCCGCAGAGCCTCCATCGTCTCCGGGCTCCGCTCCGCAATCGTGGAGGTCGGGTAATACTGGAGCGGCTGGCCGTAGGCCCGCTCGGCCCTCCCGTACAGGCGCTCGAGGTAGGGGGCCTGCTTGATCCACGGGTTGTAGACCTGGACGCTCCGGCTCGCCTCTCGACTGCCTCCTCCGCCCTTTGCCATGTCAAATCTCCTTCGTCAGGGCCGTGTAGCAGTGCTTGAATCCGAACTGGCCCATCACGCGCTCCCAGCCCTTTCGACCTAGAACCTCGATCTCGCTGCACCCGTTCTGGATCGCCCAGTGCTCCAGCTCCCGGTACAGGTGCAGCCAACTCTCCATCTTCTCTCCCGCCAGGAACAGGACCGAGCAGACCCGGCGGCGAGGGTACTCCAGAATCTCCGTGACCATCGCCGCGCGGTTCTCGTGGAATCCCTCTCCTTCCGCAGCCGCGAGCCACATCTGCATATTGCCCTTCGAGCACTCGTCGATGATGTGCTCCGGGCTGTACCGCTCCTCCATCGGCCGCAGCGCAGGGGCGATCATGTCGCAGAGGTACTCCCTCACCTTCTCGTCGTAAAAGGCGTCCGGCTGGACGGAGTAGAGGCTAACCGAGATAGGCGACGCCGAAGATTCTGTCTGTCGATGGCTGACTGTCATGGGTGATCGTGATTTGCCCGGTGGAGCAGGTAGCCCAGACGACTCCGGAAGCGAGCGCCTGTGCGGCCGACTGGCTCATCGGGCTCAGGATGACGATGGTCGCGGACCCGATCTCGGGCCGGGTCAGAATCGTAGTGGTGGAGCTGGCCGTCAGCGTCACCTTCGCGAAGTGATTGACTCTACCCAGGAGCACGCCGTTCAGGATTCGCGCGAGCGTGCGCCTGTGCTCCTTGGCATCGTCGAAGAACTCTGGTGCTGACTGGTAACTCACTTCCGTCCCGTCGGACGCGACTCGGCATCGATGCCGAGTGCGTCGTCGAAGCCGCCCTCAACGGTCATCCGGATTCGGTGGTATCGGGCGTCGCATCGAGAGGGGCAGGCGCCCGATCTCTCGCTCATGCGCTGCGCTGGCTTGTACGTCACCGCTTTGCGGAGGGTCGAGCGCCCGCCGATTTGAACCTGGACATCCTGCGCGCCTGCGACCAGAGGCCGCATCAAGCCCGTCATCGATCGGAGCCCAGCCGCGAACTCGATGTCACCCCACTCGAAGATGGCCGTCAGTGGCGTCCCTGCGAACTGCGACAGGACGTGGCTCGTGCTGTAGGCGCCCAGCAGATGGGGGCCGTACTCAGCCAGCCGATCGTCGAAGGAGCCGGTGGCCGCATCGACCGTCTCGGCATCCGCCTGGTCGATCGAGGCGTTCACCAGCGAGACGGCCTTGAAGATGAGCTCCGTGTCCATCTCGCACAGGGCGAAGTTGTTGCGGGCCGTGTGCCAGATCAGGAGCTTGTTCGGTGTGCCTCCGCTGTTCCCGCTGCCCGGGTAGGCGACGTAAATCAGGGGCCGATCCGGGTCCCTCGCGGCACTGACGCGATGGGGGTAACTCATGTCCAGGTCGGCCAGGAAGGTCTTGTTGATGATCCCGTCGCCGACATCCGTCGATCCTGTGTAGTTGAAGACCCGGAAGCCCGAGGGCGAGAGGAAGAAGATCTGCCGGCCGAAGGGCACGACCAGGTCGGGGATCATGAGGCCGAAGTCGGGCTCGACGGTGTTGATCTGATACATCGTCTGGCCGCCGACGAAGTCCATGCGCGAGATGGCCTTCTCCTGGAAGATCGCTCCGATCTCGGTGCCACCGACGATGTTCTGCACCTCGCCGGCCTCGCCCTTCAGGTCGCGGTAGTCTGAGAGCAGCGCCAGGGCCGAATCACTGCCCGGGGTGGGCCAGGAGTAGGGATTGTTGTTGGCGGGCCACCAGACGCGGGTCGGCATCCGCCCGTAGGTCGTGTCGATCGTGTTCCCGACAACGATGTGCAGGTTGACCACGCCGATGCAGCGAGCCCGAGGCGCATCGCTCGAGAGGTCTGAGAAGACCGAGGACGCCGTCAGGTTGAACGCCTGGATAGGGTAGTTCGGGGTGACGGCGATGATGTCGTCGTCGAACGCGGCGAATCGCCACTTGTCAATCGGGTTGAGCGCGTATCCGCCTGACTTCGACTTATCCACATGAGCGGCCGTTGCGGGATCGACGACGTAGAGCTTCGTCTCGTCGCCGGCAATCGTGTAGGGGACGCCCTCGGAGCTGACTCCCGAGATGGCGCCACGGCAGTAGGCGGTCGTGCCTCCCATCGACATCGACGAGAGCGACCCGTGCTCCTCGTACCCGACGGCCTTCGGGCGGGTGTTCTGGCAGGTCAGCAGGCCCTTGGTGCCGATCGCGAGCGAGGCGAGGTCGGGCATCCAATCGCCCAGTGTGATCCTCATGTCTACCTCCTACGCGACGGTGTCGGGAACTGTCCTGATCGGCCCCCCGCCCCAGCGGGCGCGCTTCTCCAGGCGGTTCAGTGCGGCGACTGCCTTGCCGTACCTCTTCTCCCAGAGGACGAAGCGGTTGTCGTCCTCGATCCAGGGTTGCGCCTCCATCAACGCCCCGAACAGCATCGCGTTCGGGTAGTTGGTGAGGAGGTAGTTCGTGGGGTTGCTGTCCGAGAGGGGCGTGATCCCGTAGTACCCGCCGATGGAGTAGGTGTGCGCGGCCGTCGGAGTGGGAGCCAGTGCGACATTGAATCCCCGGTGCATGAAGGCTCGGGGCTTGCCACTGTCGTCGTTCTGCCGGATCCGGTTGAACATCTCCGCGCTGACGAGCTCGAGATTGCCGGATCGGTCAGAGTAATCGGCCCGGATCCAGCGCACCTCGAGCATGGTGGCCGGCGGCGTGATGTAGTCCTGGCTGGCGACCATCGAGAGGCCGGTCGTCTCGCTCTCCGTCAGCCGCATCCGGAGGTCGGTGCTCTGCTGAATATCCACTTCCGCGAGTCGGATGAAGGCTGGGATCAGCGTGATCAGATCGTCGCGATCGAGGTAGCTATCCACCGCGTTGACCAGGCCGTCGTAGGTGGTGAGATCGATCTCGGACATCACAGCCTCCCGGGCCAGATCCGGAGCCAGGCGTACTCGGGGTCATTGAGAAGCCGCTTCATCGCAGCGGTCGAGTCGGGCTGGAGGATGTCTACCCCGTGCTTGTTCCTCCACTCGAGGTAGAGCCAGTCGGGGATCGTGGCCGCGTGATACCACTCGCCCGATTTGGACTTCCCGGCGTTCGATCCCTCGTGGACCTGGCGCTCCTTGCAGTAGCGGATGAAGGGGTCCATGTCCTGCGTGACCCTGGTAATCATCCGCTGCTCGTTCTCGTCCCAGCGGTCCTCCTCGATCAGTCCGCCCTCTCGTGCGATCGACTCCAACCGCACGAGTTGGTTGAAGCTCGAGAAGGACTCTCCGGGCCTCTTCTGAACAAGCGCCGCCAGCATCAGTCGTCGCAGCTCCCGCCGTTCTCGAGTGCGGCAACGCGGATATAGGGCGTCCCACTCGACGCCATCCGGAGCTGTTGGGCCCCCGCCACGTCGAGGATGATGGGGCCCTCACCCGAGGCGAGGATCAGTGGCAAGCTGGCCGCAGCGGTCGTGTCGCCTGTCGCTGTCCCCATCCCGTAGATGATCCCGGCAGACTCCATGCCGATCATGACGTACTTCGGACGCTTGCCGGCTAGGTTGTTCGGGATCGTCACGTCCGACGCGGTCGTGCCGAGTTGGGCCCGGGTCACTACCGTTCTGAGCGAGGGTGGTCCGATCATCTCAATTCTCCTGTTCTCGATCGGTGTGATGGCGATGTCGTAGTTGCCAAGGATTGACGAGAGCGCGAGGTGTGTACAGCCCTGGACGTCGATGATCAGACCTCTCTTGGGCGCGCGCGGCGTCGATACTGGCGCCAGATCGTTGATCGTCCACGAATGCCCCACTGCGCTGTGGTAGGGCAGTGCGTAGAAGGGGATCAAAGGCGCCTCGAGAGACTGTAGATACACGAACCGGGGACGGAGCCCGCCAATCAGTGTAGGCAGAGCTGCGGAGTAGACCGTGCTCGCGACAGTCAGTACGCCGATTGTTCCAGTCGTCCTGGGAGCCATCGGCGTCGAGAGGATCCCGCCGCCGAGGCAGTGCCTCTGTCGCCGGTCAGGCAGCATGGGCTACCTCCGGATGATCGTGGTGAACCGCGCCGCGTGCGTTCCCGTCGTCTCGCCGTTGCTCTGGTACACGAGCCTCTGGCCCCTGCGGACGTAGCACTTCGCGTCCGTATAGCACTCCTGCCCCACGTCTGCGCTTGCCGCAGGGATCACGAGATCGACGCCCGAGTCCGCTCCATCGAGAAGGATGTCGCAGGTGGTCACGGTGCTGACGGCGGCGTTGGAGTTGACGATGACGGCGATAATTTCCCCGTCCTCCGGGATGACGACCTGCTCGCAGACCTGTCCGGCAGTCTCGAGGGACATGGTCCCACCCATTGGGAGGAAGATGTCGTTCAGGGTACGCATTGGCTTGTCTCCTTGGCGTTCCGGGGATTTGCCCCTTCACCCGGTCAGACGGGGCCGGGAGCCCTACAGCCGCAGGACGACTGCACCGGACCCCCGACCCCTGGTTGAACGATTAGCTCGAGGTCAGCGCGCCGATGTAGCCGTTCCCGGCCTCGTTGCGGCAGATCAGGGTGTGCTCCGCGAGCAGCAGCCGCTTGTTGGCGTCGCCGGTCTTCGCCAGCGGCTCCGTGCGGAAGCTGCGGAGATACCCGATCGCCCAGAGGGTCGGGTCGATCACATGCACCGACATCGAACGACTGAACCTGTTGGGAACCAGTCTGTGAGTCCCGAAGTCCGAGACGTAGATGTCGATGGCGGCTGTGAGCTTCTTGTCCTCGCCCTTGTCGGTGCGCGTCGAACCGCCCGTGAACCCGCTGGCCGTGACCTTGTTGAAGGCGCCGGTCATGATGATCGTGGGGTCGCCTCCTGACGTCCACACGTTCTGGATGACCGTCTTCAGCAGCGACTCGGTGAACGGCCTCAGCGTTCCGTCCGTCGGTGCGGCCGAGTTGTTCGGCTGCCCGGCCGTGTGGGCTGCGTCCGCGCCACCGGCACCCCGAGAGGTATTGGTGTCGTACCAGACCTCCATCCCGCCGAGTTGGCGAGCGACCGTCTTCGACCCGACCGTGATCGGATTGTCCGACGTGAAGATCGCCTCGAGATCGCGCTTCAGCTCCCGGGCGGCCTTCGCTACCTGATAGCCGAGTTCGGTCTTCCGACCGGCCTTGTTGATCGCGTCCGCCGTCCCCGACACCACGACCACCTTCCAGGAGATCTGGGAGATGTTGTGGAGGCGCTGCGTCGGCGTGATCGCATCGCCTGTCGTGATGTCGTCGCCCTCGATGTGGGCATTGGTGTCGTCGGCCGCTGCGAGCGCGTCCGTCTGCCACTCGTGAGTGACAGCCGAGATGCTCTCGCGATCGACGTTCGACATGAACGGGGTGTCCATCGGGGAGATGTCGTAGATCGCATCTTCCAGATCTTCCCGCTCGCCGACGAGATCGTAGCTGTCGAAAGTCTCAGCGTACTGAGTCATCTGATGAGCCTCCCAATGACACGAGCGGCATCCTCGAGGGATCCACTCTTCTTCAAGGCCGCCCGCTCGGCCCTGATTGTTCGTTGGGAGTCGCGCTGTCTGATGCGTCGAGCACCGGGCTTCAGATTCGCCTTGGGCGTCTCACGCACCTTTTTCAGACTCAACTTCACACC